GCTCTTATCGAAGCAGCTGAAGCTGATATCACGCAGGCGACAGACAAGGCATTTGATATTGACGACATCGTTCAATGCAATGCGGTAGCTGTCTATTGTCAAGGGTATTTTGGCTATGGCGATGATAAGGGAATCGCTCGCTATCAGGATATGCTTCAAAGCATCGGGCTTCGCAAGATTAAATTCGCAAACGAGGTAATTCATACATGAGAGATGAAGGAATTATGAAGTTTTATACCTTAAAAAATACGGCAGCTCCTGGCGCAATGGCAAAAGAGCAGCTTGTAAATTTAAATCTTATTGCGTATTACGCAAACAAAACAATTGGATTTAATCGACTTTATGCTGCTAAGGGAGCCAATTATCGGCTGGATAAGCTTGTTAGAGCTTATTTGACCGAGCTTCCTGAAGAGGCCCGTTTTGTAATTTTAGAAGATGGCAGACAATATCAAATTGAGGACATCAACGTCATAGTTGATGAAGATGCCATCGATTTATCGCTTGAGAGATTGGAGAATTATTATGAAGTCGCTAACGAGTCTGATTAATATTCCTTTGACCGAATTCGGAAAGCTAGATTTCACTTATCATTATTTGAAGCCTGAAAGAGTCCTGGCTCCATATGCTGTATGGCAAGAGCAATCAGAAAAGGATTTTCATTCAGATAATTCGAAAAGTGAAAGAGTGCTTGAAGGAATTATTGATTTTTATACTTTAAACGAAAACGATCCAAAACTGGATTTGATTGAGGAAGCTATGGAAAAGATTCAAGCGACCTGGGCTCTTGTTACAGTCTTGTACGAAAATGAAACAAAGCTGATTCATTATAGCTGGGAGTGGAGCATCAAATGAGTGGAGTATCTACAAAAGGCCTAACTGAGACGATGAAAATGCTTGAGAAAATTCAAGGTAATACTGACGAGATTATCGAAGATGCGATTCGAGAAGGTATTGCAGTCGTCACAGATGAAATGAGGCGACAAATTTCATCGCTTAAAACATCAGACGAATATGAGACTGGCGACAAAATGCGCTATCCATCAAATAGAGATGTTAAAGGCCTTCTTGATTCACTTGGCTTTACGCCAGTCAAAATGGATGGGACTAAATTCGATATCAAAAGCGGATTTGATGGCTATAACTCAAATGTAACCAAGAAATATCCAAGAGGCCACGCAAATCAAATGATAGCTAATTCTATAAATAAAGGAACAAGCTTCATGCCTGCGCAGCCTTTTATTAATCGCACAACAAAAACAGCAAAAGCTGCAGCAATAGATGCGATTAAGAAAAGAATTGATAAAGAAATTTCAAAAATAAATAAATAAGTTTACTTATTTGGAAGGAGAAAAAAATGAGTGCTGTTGGAAAAGTAATAACAGGCTTTTCGAAGCCTTATGTCGCAATCTATTCAGCAAGCGATGGCGTTGTGACTTACACTAACGCTCAAAAATTAGCTCGCGGCGTTTCAGTCACGGCTTCTCCTGAGAGTTCAGATGCCAACAATTTTTACGCGGATAATATTATCGCGGAATCACTTGCTGGTGAATTCACAGGCGGACAGGTAACGCTTACAGTTGACGGCTTGCTTCAGGATGCTGAAAAACTCATCCAGGGACTTCCAGCTGCAGACGAGAATGGCTTCGTTCATTACAACGATAATCAAGTTAAGCCATTTTGTGCAATTGGATTTATCGTTCGTTATATGTCTGATAATGTTACATATTACACTCCTGTTATATTTACAAAAGGAACCTTTAATCAGCTTGAAATGTCAGCTGAAACACAAGGCGAAGAAGTTGAGTTCCAGACACAGGAGCTTGTATTTAACATTATGAAAGATGATTCTGCCGCACATGATTGGAGACTTGTCGGCGGAGAGCTCGCATCAGAATCAGCAGCTGAGACTGCAGTCCAAACTTATCTTGGCATAACAATTGAGCCACCAATTACAACTTAAAATTTTTTTGAGGTCTGAAGATATCCTTCAGGCCTCTTTTTATGAAGAGGAGAGATGAAAAATATGATTGATATAAACGAGATTAAATTTGAGCGTACAGTCTGGGCTGAAAAGAATCTGGCCAAACTATGCCCAAATAATAACATTAAATTATTTGGAGAAGTGCTCTCGACTGAGGACACTTCAAAACAATTTGAAGTCATGGAAGACATGATCATAATCATGCACCAGGCTTATGAACGAAAAGCGAAATTTTTAAAGCAAGAATTCGAGCGCATCGAAGTAACTAAAGAAATGCTTGATCAGCTTAATGAAGAAGAATTATCCGCTTTAGCTGTCAGAGCTTTTGCTGATTTTAAAGCAGATGGCCAAGTCACAGTTGAAGCTGAACCAATAAAAAAAGAGGCCGCCGAAGCGGAAGCAGAATCTACTTAAATGATTCCTGGCTCATCTACTTCGGCCATAAATTGAACATGAGCCGCGAAGAAACATTAAATACAAGATGGGGCGAGTTTGTTGATTTGATTAATTGCCGCGCCATCGAAAATGGCGGAGCAAGACAAAAGCCGCCTAAAAAAACAATGGACTTTTTTGAATTTTTAGCGTTGAAATAAGGAGATTGTCATGGCAACAATTGGCGTAAAAATTGAGCTTGAAGGAGCTCCTCAATATAAAGAGAATATGGCCAACCTTAACCAGCAAACAAAGCTCTACCAGGCACAGCTTAAAGCTTTAACTGCTGAGATGGGGACAAATACGACGGCATTCAGAAAAAGCATAACTGAATCAAAAGCCTTGCAGCAACAGCTGCAGGCGCAGCAGAATCAGTCTAAGCTTCTTGAGGAGCAGATTGCAAAAACTTCGGCTAAATACGGCGAAGATTCAACTCAAGTTTTGCGCTTAAAAACACAATATCAAAACCTGCAGGCTGAAATCGCAAAAACAAACTCAGAGCTTGAAAAACATGGCGGAGTGCTTGGAGCAGTAGGAGCTGAATTTGAAGCTATTGGCGAGAAGCTTCAAGGCGTTGGCGACAAGATTTCATCAGTCGGAGACAAAATGACAGCAGGCATCACGGCACCAATCGCAGGAATTGGAGCTGCAGGGGTTAAAGCAGCATCAACCTTTGAAAGTTCAATGGCTAATGTTGCCGCAACAATGGGCTACACTGTTAAAGATTTAAATGATTCAACAAGCGAAGCATCTCAAACAATGCAGCAGCTTGGAGCTTTTGCAAAAGAAATGGGCCAGTCAACTGCTTTTTCAGCAAGCGAGTCTGCAGATGCTTTAAACTATATGGCCCTTGCCGGATATACTGCACAGGAATCAATGCAGATGCTTCCAACAGTATTAAATTTAGCGGCAGCTGGTGGAATAGAGCTTGCGAATGCTTCTGACATGATAACAGATGCACAATCAGCTCTTGGCTTATCTTTGGAAGAAACTGCGACAATGGTTGACCAGATGGCAACTGCAGCAGCGAATGGAAATACTTCTGTCGGCCAATTAGGCGAAGCGATTCTTACAATAGGCGCAACGGCTTCTAATATGACCGGCGGCACAGCAGAGCTTTCAAAGGCTTTGACAGTCCTGGCTGATAATTCAATCAAAGGATCTGAAGGCGGAACCAAATTAAGAAACATTATGCTTTCATTGCAGGATGCAGCTAAAGATGGGGCTGTTGATTTCGGAGATTTCTCTGTCCAGGTATACGATGCTGAAGGAAATATGAGAGGCATTACTGACGTAATGCAGGATATTTCTGGAAATATGCAGGGAATGACTCAGGAAGCAAAGGATGCAATTGTAAGCGGAATTTTTAACAAGCAGGATCTGGCTGCAGCTAATGCCTTGCTTCAAACATCATCAGAGCGATTTGATGAGCTTGAAGTTGCAATCAACGGAGCAAGCGGCTCGGCTAAAGCTATGGCTCAAGTTAAGCTTGATACTTTTGAGGGCCAAATTACGCTTTTAAAGTCAGCAGTTGAAGGAGCTGCGATTTCAGTCGGTGAGTCGCTAGTTCCGCATATTACTAAACTAATTGAAAAAGTTCAGGCTGCAGTTGACTGGTTTAATTCGCTTTCGACTGAGCAGCAGGAAATGATTATTAATATAGCCCTGATTGTTGCAGCTATTGGCCCAGTGCTTTCAATTATCGGAAGAGTTGTGTCTACAGTTGGAATGTTATCGTCTGGAATTGGATCAGTAATAAGTTTCATGCCTCAGATTTCGACACTTGCAACCACTATCGGAACAGTAATGACTGGCACAGTAATTCCGGCGATTACCGGAGTAATAGCTTCGCTTGCTCCATTTTTGCCAGTTATTGCAGCAGTAGCTGCAGCTATTGCGGCCATTATTCTTGTTGTAACTAATTGGGGAACAATAACGGATTGGCTAACTGAGAAATGGACAGCCCTCACTGAATTTTTATCAAATGCTATTTTAATAATTCAAACATTTTTTGAGGAGCACTTAGGAATTATCGGGCAGATTTTTTCGACTAAGCTTGAAATCATAAAAATAATGATTCAGACAGCCTTCAATGCGATTAAGATCATAATCACGACAATCGGAAAAGTAATCAAAGCCATTTTCACTGGAGACTGGGATTCAATTGGAGAAATCTTATCTGATGCTTGGGAAAAATTAAAAGAGACTGTTGGTGAAGGAATCAAAAACGTTTTGCAAAAAATTGCTGATTTGGGCGAAGGCATAAAAGATAAATTTGACCAGCTTAAACAGGATGCTATCGAATGGGGCAAGCATTTGATTCAAAATTTCATCGATGGAATCCTGGCCAAGTTTGAAGCTTTAAAAAATACTGTAAAACAAGCAGCTCAAGCAGTAAAAGATTTTCTTGGTTTTACAGAGCCTGAAATGGGTCCTTTAAAGGACTTTAATTCTTGGCCAAGGCACATGATGGAAAATTATGCGAATGGTATTGAAGCAGCAAGATACCTTGTTGAAGATGCAATCGCAGAAGTAGCTCAGGATGTGACAGTCCTGGCTAATCCAATTGATACCGAAGAAGTCTATGCAGCTATCCAGGCAGGAGCTTCTGATGCAAATCTATCTCTTGCGATTGGTGATAGAGAATTCAAGCGCAGTATGCGAGATATGGGGGTTAATTTTGGCTAATTTAAGATATGTTTCATCGTCAAATGTCAGTTTCGATTTATTATCATTCGATGCTGCGAAGTTGCAAAAAGCAAACTTCCATAAGGTAGCGTGGGGCACTGAAACTGTAAAAAAGCAGTTTGGAACGACCATCAACCGATTCACAAAGCAGCCTCAGACTTTTTCTGTTACTTTTAAATTCAAAGGCGATCCAGCAAAAAGAAAAGAGCAGATTGACAAATTGATTTTTCAAACAGAAAAAGATATCGCAGATATGAATCCAGGGCGATTATATTGGAATGATCAATATATTAGTGTGTACCTTATTGAGCACAGCACTTATCCAGAAGATTCTGGCATGAATTACACGATTACTGAAGGAAAATTCTATGCACCTTTTCCATTTTGGATAGAGGAAAAAACTATTATCATTAAGCCTTCGGAAGAGTCATCCAGCGAATATCCTGAGAATGTCAAGGCTTTCCCTGAGTGGCGTGATTGGGTATATCCATATGACTACGCTTATCCATATGCAAGAAATATCATCTATTTTGATGCAGATAGTGCGCTGCCTTCAGATTTTAGAGCTGCAGCTTATGGGCCAGTTTTAAATTATGTTAATTTTTTCATTGATGGACATGAATATAAAGTCAATTATGAGCTAAGAGATGGACAAGTTATGTTCATAGATACAAGAGATTTTATTCCAATTTCAGAGCGTTGCTATGTATTAAATGAAAACGGAACAAAGACAAATGTATTTGATTATAGAAGCCCTGACTCAACTTTATTTGAAAAAATACCTGCAGGCAATGCGCAAATGAATTATAGCAGAGCTTTTCGACTTGATTTGACTATCTTCCAAGAGAGGAGTGCTCCAATATGATTATTATTGATTCAGAGCTTCATGAGCTTGGCGAGATTGAGACTGATGTTGACGTTGAAATCGGCTCAGCTGATTCAACAAACGATTTCGAGCTTACTAATGCAACGATGCAGGATATTCATCCAGGCGGATTTTATATTCCTGGCACAGAAATCGGCGGCCTTATCGATTATACGAAAGATAGAGCAGATCAGGATTATACTGTACTTCGTGGATATACCTGGCGAGGCCTTCTTGCTATGCGCACGCTGATGCCGCCTGCAGGAAGTAATTATTTGGTTGTATCTGGCGATGCAAATGCAATTATCTCGACAATTATCGGAAATGATTTCGATGGAATATTCACAGTAAGCTCAGAAGTATCTGGCCTTACAATTACAAGCTACCAGATGCCGCTTTACATCAATATGTTAGACGGCATTGAGGGAATGCTTGAAAAGTATGGCTATAGGCTTAAAATCTCAGCAACAAAGGTTGAATCAAACGAGCCTATACAAATATTAATTGAAGCAGTTGAGGCCACACTTATCGCTGGCACATTTAACGAGGACAATGGCATTCCGATGTCATTTGAAATCAATAACATGGGCTATAATCACATCATTTGTGCAGGTCAAGGCGAGCTTCAAAATAGAATGATTCGACATTTGTATATTGACGAAAATGGCGACGTTTCAACCACTCAATATTACACAGGCCTTGAGGAACGACAA